AAAGGAAAGTGGGATCAAGTAGTTGATCCCGTGGCCATCGGCCTAGACGCATCAAGGTTCGACCAACATGTGTCCAAGGACGCTCTACGATGGGAACACAGCATATATAACTCAATATATGGTGACGTGGAGTTGAAGCGACTTCTGTCATACCAGCTGGTTAATCGGTGTAAGGGTTACACGACCGATGGCTCAGTGAGTTATACCACACACGGTACACGCATGAGCGGTGATATGAACACCGCCATGGGCAATTGTATCATTATGTGTGGCCTTATTTACACCTACGCTCAGGAGAGGAAAGTCCCTGTGCAACTGGTAAATAATGGTGATGACTGTGTCGTTATCATATCCAAGAGGCACCTGGCGCGATTTGAGCACGGTTTGATAGATTGGTTTCGTGAAATGGGGTTCACCATGAAGGTGGAGGACCACGTTGACGTCTTCGAGAAAATCGTGTTCTGCCAAATGCAACCTGTATTTGATGGCTCCAAATATGTGATGGTTAGGAATCCAGCAGTCAGTATAGCCAAGGATGCCATCTCCATTAAACCCCTCGACTCCCAGTCAATGTATGAAAAGTGGCTGGGGGCTGTTGGGGAGGGAGGTGTCAGTCTCACGGGGGGAATACCCATTCTTCAGTCCTTCTATCTCTGCCTTGAAAGAGGCAGCCATGGAAGACGACTCAAGGATGACCCCACGATGGAGACTGGTTGGTGGTATCTGTCTAGAGGAATGGCAAGGAAGGTTTCCAAGGTGGGGGATGAGGCTCGATTCTCATTTTATCTTGCCTTCGATATCCCGCCGGATCTCCAGATAGCTGTTGAGGAGTATTACGATTCCTACACTCCTACCTACAGGACCCCTATGATTAGGCCCACATCCAGGCCTAACATTTGGGTCAACTGAGGCACAGGGTGGTTCCCTCAACCCGCGGAGGCTGCGTAATGCCGTAACCTATGGGGTCCCTGTGTTAATGCCCAAAACGGACACCGTGCTAAACA